GCAACGGACCAATGGAGCGCCGCCAATCAAACCTGTGCCTTCCATGGAGTCGCCGAAGCTGCCAGTGAATCCGTTTGCGCAGGCTCGCGCCCGTGTGAACGAGGCCATGAATGCGCTGGCGGAGATCGAGCGGTTGCTTGCTGTGGCTGAAACGGACAGCACCGAAATGCATCGGCTGCGGGATCTGCTGCGCAGTACGTTGGGCGCCGCGTGACCGACATCCTCCGCATCGTGGTGTATGGCTCGCCCGGTCCGCAGGGGAGCAAGAAGTTTGTGGGAATCGCCAAGTCAACGGGGCACGCGGTGTTGTTGGAGATGTCCAAGAAGGTGAGGCCATGGCGTCAGGACGTGAAGGCCGCAGCCGAGGCCGTCCGCCGAGGGCGACCGCCGCTGGATGCCCCGTTGGTGGTGAGCATGGTGTTCACGTTGCCCAAACCTGCGTCGGCACCGAAAACAAAACGGTCCTGGCCCATGCGTTATCCGGATGTTTCGAAGCTCGCGCGCTCGACGGAGGATGCTTTGACGGCGGCGGGAATTTGGAAAGATGACGCGCGGGTGGTGGAGTACACACGCCTTGCGAAGGTGTTTCCCGGCGAGGATCGGCAGAGTCTCGAAGCGCCGGGCGTCATCATCGAGATCGCGGTGATCGAGGAATGGAAATCAGGCGGTAAGGGCACTACTCCCCCAACCACAACCTCCTTCGCTCCGGCGGGAGGCCGCCGAATAGCCGGAGCATTCCACCGATGCACACGGAACAAACATGCCAAGACCAACGCGCATCCCGTGCGACGGGTGCAAGGGTCAGGATCGCCTGTACGTCTGGGATGCGACAATCAAACGATGGAAGTGCAATGACTGTGGATACCTCAAGTCCTGTTTGTGTGAATGGCCCATCGATCAATACATCCGCCGCGAGCGCGCCCGCCATCGACGTACGCCGGATACCGTACTCGCAAAGCCGCGCGGATGATGTTCCGCAGTGGATACGGTTGGCCTGTGAGCGATGGGGCCGCCAAAAGCGCCGCATCTGGGCGGGCGGCGACTGGTACATCGATGGCCAGGGGTTGCGCCGCCATCATGCCGATGGTTACGCGCAAAGTTTCCTCGGTCGGCTGCTGGAGGAGCGCGATGGGACGGGACAAGGCGCACGCAATCAGCACTGGCCCGAGGTGCTCTGGGGTGATGCGCTCGATGTGCAGCTGGCGATTCCGGGTATGCCGCTGCTGTGCTTTGACGTGCTCCATCTGCATTTCGTGTTCGATCCGGAGTTCGGGCTCAGCGCCGCCAAGAAGGCCGAGCTAGCGCAGGTGAGCCGCCGCAGTTACTGGGAAGTGCTGCAGCTGGCCGAGCAACGGATCTGGGGCCGGCTCGCACCCGAGCAGTTGCGCGAGGCATTCGCCATCCCGCTGCCGATCGAATGGCATCCGCCGAAGCCGAGAAAATCGCGAAAGCATCAAGTTGGGTTGATGTTTGGAGCGTTGAAGCGTCCCTTGTTGAGTTTGAAATGAAGCGCGAGCCAAAGCGGTGCGTGTGCCATGAATTGGTTGCGCTAGTTTTTGCGGACAAAACACGCGGGCGCACTTGAGAAATCACGGTATGTAGCGTACGGTCCCGCAGAGAATGGCGTGACGCGCGGGCGTGATGATCACGACCGTCGCGAGTTTCGAGCGATTGGCCGCCGAGCAGAATTTGCATCCGCGCTGACTCGAAACACAGTCAGCTGACCCCTGTTTGGAAAACCCCCGAATCTACCCGGCCCTCGTGCCGGGTTTTTTTTCGCCCGCGATTCCCGTGGGCGAGGAGGTTCCACCCTGTGAGCGAAAACCCGCCCCTGTTTGCCGGGACCGTCACGCATCCGCCCCCGGACAAGTTGCTGCAGAACGCCCGCGAGGAACTCTCGCCGACAGCGTTTGAGTCGCTGATGCGCATTACCGGTGGGCAGCCGCCGACCGCCGCGCAACTCGTTGCAGCTGTAGAGGAATATCGCAATGGCACTTGGACTTAGCACGACGTTGCGCAATGCGCGCCTGGATGCGGTGACCGCCGCGGCGGGCGCGAATGCGCTCTTGCGTCTGTACAACGGCGCGCGACCGGCGACTGGGGGGACTGCCACTACGCTGCTGGCGCAGCTCACCATGAACGCCACCTTCGCCCCGCCGGCCTCCGCTGGCCAGCTCGTGCTCAACGCCATTGCTTCGCAGCTCTCGGCTGCGGCCTCGGGTCTGGCAACATGGTTTCGAATCGTGAAATCAGATAACACGTTCGTCATGGATGGCAACGTGTCCACCGTGGCCGCCGGCACGGGGGAACTTCGTTTGGACGACACCAACATAGCGCAAGGTGGGACCGTGGCCATGTCGAGTGCCACGTTCACTGACGGAAATCCGTAAGGTTCATGTCGTCGCAGGGCACACCCAACTCCGGTCTCGCCGAGTTGGCGCACCGCTGTTTCGTGTTGGGTGACGCCCTCTCGCTCGTTGCGTACACAAACCCGCTCGATTCCTTGGGCGCCAACACCGTAGCCGCCGATCTGGTGGAACCGCCGCTCGCCAATGGATATGCGGCGATCATACTCGACCCTACGGGGTGGACGATTCTCGGTGGCCTTTCCACCTACGTTCACGCGGCACCCAACAACATCAACGGTAATCCGGCGTGGTCGGCCACCGGCTCCTGGGGCGCCGATCCCGTAAACGGGTTCGCGCTGGTGTATGGCACGGCGTGCATAGGCTTTCGTGATCGCCAGACGCCTTGGGTCGCCGCCGCGGGCCGCAAGATCGAGCAGCGAATCATGGAGCTGTTAGGGGCTTGAAAGGCTACAGATCCGCCCCCTGTTGACAGGAGTAAACAACCAACATGTCGATCCACTTTGTCGATCGTCCTGTGCGGGTTGCCCGGGTTGTAGCGCAACTCGCCGACATGACGGCGGGGTTTCAAGGCACAGCAATTGTGCCCGCCAATCGCACGGGAACGTTGGCCGCGCAGACCGAAGGGTTGCTGGCTGACTTTCGTGGTACTTACAGTCCGAATGCTCCGCGCGTTGGCGTGTTGGTTGCTACCTTCGACTACCTCGGGGCAACTCTGCAAGGGACTGCGCATTGACGCAGTTGAAAGCGCTGCCGCCATTCGCAGCACGTTTCTAAGGAGTGTTGGTAAATGTTCTTACTCGCGAAGTATGGCGTCGAAACAGTCTTTCGCTTTCCAATTATCAAGCGTGCCGTGGCGGACTTCGCCGCGACCGCCGATTGGACGCCTGCCACGGGTGATACCAAGGTAAGCAAAGACGGCGGCAACTTTGCAAACACAACCAACAATCCCGCCGCCACGGGCGGCACCGGTTCGGTTGGTTGGACGCTCACCCTCACGGCCACCGAACTCACGGCGGCAGAAATCGACGTCCAAATTGTGGACTCGGCCACCAAGGCGGTTGAGGACCAGTGGCTCACGGTCTACACGTACGGCAACGCGAGTGCCAAGATTCCCATGGATTTGTCGGACCTTGTGCATCTCGGGATCACTGCGTTGCCGAACGCGGCGGCGGAAGCTGCCGGCGGTTTGATCACGCGCGGCACTGGCGCCGGGCAGGTGAATCAGGACGCCGCCGGGCGTATGGATGTGAACGTGGCGGCCTGGAAGACGGGTGTCGTGGCGACACCCAATTCCACCGGAGTGCCGAAGGTTGATGTGGTGGGCCAGTTGGGTGTTGCACCGGCTGCCCTTGATGGCAGCGGGTATGTACAGGCAAGCGTGGCGACAATGCAAGCCAACACCATTACCGCCACAGCCACGGCTGCCGATTGCATCGACGCGTCGGCCTTGTCCACGGATGCCGTGACCGAGATCATCAACGCGATCAAAGCAGCAGTGATTGAGACGCAGGGCAGCTATACGATCCAACAGGCGCTCTCGATTATGCTCTCAGTGCTGGCAGGCATCACGTCCAACAGCGGTGCCACGTTGAAGACTCCAGACGGGGTTGCTACGCGCGTCGCTGCGACTATCGATGGATCTAACAATCGGACGGCGATGACGGTCA